TCCTTGGCCCGGGCTTCGGTATTCAGGCGGTCAACCTCGGCTTGTTGGGCTTCCTTCTCAACGTGCTTGCCGTAGAAATACCCGCCGCCAAATGTCAGCAGCAGGGCAATCAATCCAGAGAGTAAACCCTTCATGGCTTGGGAGGCTCATCGTTATCGTTGGCCTCTGATTTGGAAATGGCGGTGGCTACAGCTTTGATACCTGACCGGCCAGCAACCCCACCCAGAACGCCTGTGATGAACACCATGATGGTGCTAATCTGGCTTGTGTAAATCTTGTCGATTGGGGCCATGCCGGACATAGGTTGGGTGACGTAGGTCACCGAGTACAGGAACATGGCCATCGCTCCGAGCAGGATGCTGACCAGCACCACAATCACGAAAGCCCAGACACGCACCTCAATCTCTTCGGCGGTCAGGCGGTTATTTGTTTTGTAGGCAACAGTAGGCATCACTTTTTCTCCTGTTCAGGTTTAACAAGTTGTTCGGGGCAAGTGCCAGTGGCAGTACAGACAGGTGGTTTGCACTCGGCGTTATTCCAATTTGTCGGGTCTTGGCAAGCGTAACGGAAACGGTCTTCGCACCCGATCAAATACAGGGTTATCAGAAATAGTATCGCTAGGCTTCTTTTCACGTTTTTCCCTTTCAATTTCACGCCTTAACCGCTCAAGCTTCTCAGTTTGCGTCTTCACTTCATGCTTGGCTTCCAAGATGTCCAAGTACAACATCCCGAGCACTGGGAGCATGAGGGCGACCAACACGCAAGCGGCAATCCAGCCCATTACGTCTTCCCCAAACGACTGACGAACAGGAGCCACAACCACAGGTAAAGGAGGAATAGGATAGTCGCTACGAGATACGCCGACTTTGCTTGGAAGTTTCTTTTTTCCTCCCGTCGTTGCCATTGCTTGTACCTCTCCTGCGCCTCTTCCTTCAACCTTGCCTTCTCCTGCTCCTCCTGTATCACGCCACGCATCTCAAACACTTTGGAATACAGCGCCCCCATTTCTGGCGGTGACTGATACACCATAGTTTCCCTGATTGTCACTTCCAACGCAGCCATCTGGTCTTGAGCCATGACCCTCTTCAGGGCGGCTTCCATCAGGTTGGCATTGGGGTCGTAGACAGTCTGGCTCTTTTCTTCCTCTTCCCTTATATGCGCTGCCAACTGCTCTTGCAGCTTGAAGAACTCAGTAAGCTGGCTGACAACATCCGCCATGACTTTGGACTCGTCAACAGCAACGTACTTTTCCTTCTTTTTCGCCACAGGCTTGAGCGCGGCGGGGGTGGGGTTTCCACCAAACATCTTGGCAAGCTTGCCCCAGAACCCATGAACTTCCTTGGCAATCCCAACAGCTTCATCAACTGTAGCCTTGACCTCCATGAAAGAGGTCTTGGCCTGCTTGTATAACTCGCACCCTTCCTTGATGGCGGCAACACAAGCATTTGCAGCAAAGAGGATGGAGATCGGGTCAATGTCTTACTCCATCAATAACCCCAAGACACACAAGAATACCGTGTACCTTTGGTCACCGTTGTTACCGCATGAGGGTACATAAAATTTGAAGGGAACACAATGACATCACCCGCAGACAGTTTTAATTTTTTGCCGTCAAACATTAAAAAATCACCGCCCTCAAAATTGTCATTAAGCAACATCAAAATAGACAAAATTGGCACACCTTTGCGCTCACCATCAAAAATGGTGTGTATGTGGTCATGGTGCATTTTCATGTTTGTGCCAACTTTGTAGCGATTAAGCCGCACAGTCGTTAATCCCTGCAAAGGAAACGAGTTTGGAACCACGGTTGTTAAATATTCTTTTGCGCATTGCTCAAAAAAAGATTGAATAATATTAGCCGCTTCATTGTCTGAATACGATACATCTAAATCATCTTCATAAGTTGTGTGCTTGCCTGTTATTGGGTCGGAGTAGGCGTGTTTTGTCCATTTTTCCTCATCCATCATTTTTATAGTTTGTTCACATAAGGATGAGTTATTTATGTTGTAAACCGCAACATAGTCTTGAAGGTTCATTTTGTATTTACTTTCAATTGAAAGGTTTAATTTTTTGCTGATTGATAAGTCATACGCAATTGATCGCCTGATACCTTGGAATTTTAAAGAAGGAACTTCATGCTGTAACAATGATTCCCAAAATAGCATATCGCCTTCTTCAACATAATTGCCATAAAACTCTCCGTTGTATTGGTTGTGTTCTTTTTCTGGGTTGTCCCCATGTTCTTTTTTTTGCAGTGGGGTATAAAACTTAATTAAATTGCTACCTTGCGGAACATCAACATAAAAGCAACCAGATACTTGGAACCCATAATGACAATGTGGTGGATGTATTCCCCCAGAACACATTTCATTAAGCCATAGATTGACAACTTCAAACTCCAATTGTTCTACATCAAATCCAAGACCAGCGTAAAAAAGAGAGGCGTTTTGTTTGATGGACTTTTTTATTTCGGCAACCGCTAGCTGGTTGTTCAAAATAGCGCAATCTTGCAGTGAGTTATACCTTTGTAAAGTAGTAGAAAGTCCATTATTCCCAACGGCAATCACATTTTGATTGTCTTTAAATAGTTGTCTGGCAACGCCCAATAACTCAAGCGATTTTGTTTTACCGATTCCAACAGGAAAAATTGGCGTTAATTCCATGCAAAATTACTCAAAGTGAGTTTGTTTACGCTGGACAGCCTGTTCTTGCGCTGCGTTTTCTAATGCTACTTTTACTGCCCAATCTTCTTTGGATGGGGCAATTTTTGGGAAATCAACGGGTAATAATTGAATTGTTGATGGGTCTACTCCGCTGGCAATATATTTAACTCCTTGGTCAATAATGCCAATTTGTTTTAACGCATTCCATGTAATTGGATTGCTCATTGCATTTTTGATTTTTGCGGCTGAAGGTTGTCCATGTGCCATGATTTCTGCTTGCATTTCCCTAGCCAGCCACACCGTAAATTCATTAGCGGCGTTGGCCTCAAACATTTCCTCATCAGTAAAAGGTATTCCGTCTTTATGCTTTAAACGCGTAGGCTCGGCAATTTCATAAAGTTCAGCAAGCAGTTTTTCAAGAATTTTAATTTCGTCGCGGTTGTCTTGAAAATTCTTTTCCGCCTCATTTTTAGACGATTCCATTTCAATGATGTCCGCCTCTAATTCTAAAATTTTATACGATGGCGCGTTTGTTTCTTTGAGGTACTTTAGTTTTTCGTATACGGCTTGTGTTTTTAAGTCAGATACTTCTTCTAATTTGGCGGCGCGTTTACGCCCATCCATAAAACCTTGAAGCGTTTTAATTTTTTCCCAAACAGTTTCACCAATAACTTGATAGCGGTAGTTGAATTCTGAATTTAGTTTTGACATTTTATACCTTATGTAGATGAATAACCAGCAGCCGCAAGACCAAATCTAGCGGTTCCAACTCCGGGTGTATTTGCCGCAACAACGCCTGTGTTTGAAACTAAGTTTGTTATGCTTGTATAGGTTGGAGCGGGAATAGCTCCAAACCCAAATATTGCTTTATCTCCACCATAACCAGCAGCCGCAAGATAATTTCTAGCGGTTCCAACTCCGGGTGTATCAGTGGCGACAACACCTGTGTTTGAAACTAAGTTTGTTATGCTTATAACAACTGGCGTTGGAGCGGGATTACCTCCAAACCCAAATATTGCTTTATCTCCACCATAACCAGCAGCCGCTAGAAATTGTTTAGCGGTTCCAACTGGGACAGTATCAGTGGCGACAACACCCGTGTTTGAAACTAAGTTTATCATGGTTGTTGGGCCGGGAGTAAGTCCAAACCCAAATATTGCTTTATCTCCACCATAACCAGCAGCCGCAAGACCAGATCTAGGGCTTCCAACTCCGGGTGTATTTGCCGCAACAACGCCTGTGTTTGAAACTAAATTGGTAATATTTTGAAAGCGTGTAGCTACCGGGTTAGTGGGGACTTGACCAAACCCAAATATTGCTTTATCTCCACCATAACCAGCAGCCGCAAGATAATTTCTAGCGGTTCCAACTCCGGGTGTATCAGTGGCGACAACACCTGTGTTTGAAACTAAATTGGTCATATTTTGTGAAATTAGAGGTATAAAACCAAAACCAAAAATTGCACGTTGCGTACCATTTGATTTGCCATAAAAATTTGACAGAGAAATCGTACCTGATGGAATTCCAGCAAGAGTACGAAAATTTGTTTGGTTCAAACTTGAATTGGCGTTTTGGGCCAAACCCAATTCCAAGTTGATGGACTGCCCAACCGTTGGGCCACCAATGCTTATTTGTCCTGATGGATTCAGTGCCATGTCAGCCTCCGGTCAATGCTTCAAGTTTTGCTTCAAGCGCCACTACACGTTCCGCCAGTTTAATTGCAGCCACCAATGCGGCGTTGCCATAGGCCACTGATAATTTGCCTTCGTCGTTTGCAATTACTGCGTGCTCCATGATGGGTTGTAAAGACTGAGCTGACACACCGACCTGCGTGATGTCCTGATCCGTGCGATCATAAACGCCGTGCTTGACTTTGGCAAGTTGTTCAACGAAATCGGCTGGAAGGTCCCGCCAGTTGGTTTTAAACCGCTCATCCGAGTACGCCGTGACGTTGCCGCCGCAGGTAAAATCAGTGCCATCGTACGTTAAATTTGCGCTTGTACTAAAAGCGCCGTAATGAATGTAGCCAGCCGTAAAGCCTGTTGTGCCTGTGCCTCCTGAAGCAATTGCAAGCGTACTAGATAGCCCAGCAGCATTGCCAGCAATATTCATTGACTGGCCGCTGATAAACGTGGCTACTGCCGCTGCTGTACCTGAACGCAAGAAGTTGTCGCCCGCCTTAACCATAACAGCAGAAACAGAACCTGTTTGCGAGTTGTCGGTTGAGCTAAAGTAGTTGTTATAAATATAACCACTAGCGTCAGCAGCAACGATTCGGCTGGCCACGCCAGCAGTTGCGGACGGTGTAAGCCCGCCAGCAGTGGTGGCGTTATTAGCAGTGGCAGCGTTACCAGTAGTGTTCTGGTTGAACGTGGGCCAAGTAAATGTACCTGTGCTGAAGTTGCCAGACTGGGGAGTTCCCAAGATTGGTGTAGTCAGTGATGGGCTTGTTGATAACACAACTGAACCAGAGCCTGTGGAGCCTGTAACCCCTGTACCGCCGTTGGCAACAGGCAAAGTGCCTGTCACGTTGGTGGTTAAGTTTGCAAACGTAGTTGAGGTTGTCCCTGTACCGCCGTTGGCAATTGGCAAAGTTCCAGTCACGCCAGTTGTAAGTGGAAGACCTGTACAAGACGTCAAAGTCCCTGATGCAGGCGTACCCAAAATTGGCGTTGTCAGCGTCGGACTGGTGAGGGTTTTGTTGGTCAGCGTCTCTGAACCAGCCAAGGTTGCCAATGTACCCGCTGTCGGCAGAGTGACAGAGGTTGTGTTGGTAGCTGTGAGGGTGGTTGCAAATGCGCCTGATGTGGTCAGGTTACCCCCCAATGTGATTGTCTTGCCTGAGTTGGCAACACCTGTACCGCCGTTAGCCCCGAGCAATACGCCAGAAATATCAGCGCTACCAACGTCGATGGCATCCCAGCTTGTGTTTGTGCCGTCGGATTTCAGATACCTTCCGTTGGCGCTTGTTTGGGATGGAACCAAAGCGTTGAACGCTGCGTTGGCTGTAATTTGGCCTGTGCCGCCTTTGGTGATTGGGACAACGCCGCTCACGGTTTGGGGGGAGACTTCGTAGAACGCAGTGCCGGTTGAGAACACCAAAACCCTAGCGCCAGCCGCGATGGTCGGCCCGGTTGAGTAGCCTGTGTTGTACAGGGTAACTGCGTAGCTGG